GATCCAACCCTTTTCAATATCTCCCTCTTCATAATGAGACCCCGAAGATAAAGTAGCAACGTATCCAGATTCTGAGCCTTGAATTTGCTCACCTGCTTGAAATGTTCCAGAAACTTTTTCTACAGTTATTTCAGAACCACTTGCGGCATGTATAACAGTTGTTGCACCAGATGTATTCCCTGTAACTTTCTCTCCTTTGTTAAAGTTACTTGCCACAGGAGCCTGTAAATTTAATTTGCTTCCTGTTATCTCGTGCTGAACATAAGTTCTTTCTGTACCATCGAAATGATACTCTTGCCAATACTGCAAGGCATCGTCAATCCTATCATTGATTTGATCTTCATCAACATTGATCTCTATAACAGGAAACCCTAGCCTCCTGAGACAGTAATCAATAAGTTCTTGCCTTGTAGATAATGCCATTAACTTAATGCTCCTAAATCTTCTGTTTTTTCTTGTCCTCCGGGAGTTACTTTATTATCAAAGTTAGCGACTAAACTAACTCCAAAAGCATCCGTTCCGCTAGACAAAGAGCCTAGATCTCCTGTTGGAAATACAAGACTCGGATCTGATACAGAATAATTGCTAACTTGCACAATGTTACCATTTGAGTCTTTAACAAATATTGCTTTATCAGAGAGATTGATAGCCATTTCCCCCACTGCTAGATCACTAGCAGTAGGAGAGGATGAAGCTGTCTCACTTCTTTTAGGTTTTATGACGACATTATTCATATATTTAACCTATTAGTTTAATAATGTACCACTAGAATCATATATGTTGATTCTAAATCTGCTATTAGCTGCTGCTGCTGTCATCAAAACAGTATCTGAATCACTAAAGGACTCACCGCTTGTCTGAACATTAGCACCTGCTAACATGGCAAACTCTACTGTACCTGCACCAATTGTTGCAGTTAATGAAGCATTAGCACTTCCATCTATACTAACTGAACCAGATAAATCTCCGCCTAAGCTAAGAGTTCTAGCTGTTGTCCAGGCTGCTGCAGATGTTGCTGTAGCTGCATTTCCTGAGGTATCTTGGTCACCGGCTGTGTTAACTCCAGGCAAGTTGATATTAGCAGTACCATCAAATGATACTCCACCAATAGTTCTTGCAGTTTCTAAAGCAGTTGCTGTGGCAGCATTTCCTGAGGTATCTTGGTTACCGGCTGCGTTAACACCTGGTAAGTTGATGTTAGCAGTACCATCAAAACTAACTCCACCAATAGTTCTGGCAGTTGCTAGTGCTGTTGCTGTGTCGGCATTACCTGTAACATCACCGGTTACGTCACCTGTTAAGTTTGCTTCAACTGTTCCAGCTACAAATGTCTCTGAACCAATCGTCCACTTATCATTTGTTTCGTCCCACAAGAATGTTTTGGCAGTTGAACCGCCTCTGCTGATGCTAAGTCCAGCATCTTCTGTGGGTGAACCAGATGTAAAGTTACTGTTTAAAACAATAGTATTGTCTGCTAAATTAATAGTCTCAGAGTTAACTGTAGTGGTTGTACCGCCTACTGTTAGGTTACCTGTAATGTTGATGTCGTCATTAACAGTTACATTACCTGTACCGTTACCACTTAATACTAGGTTAGTATCAGTAGATTTGGTTGTAATCTGATCAACTTTAATGTTGTTAGCAAATGTAATATCGTTTCCTGCACTGTTTGTAATGTTTTGTCCATCTTCAATTTGAAGTGTACCTTTAATTTGAACAGTACCTGAACCTGTAGGATCAAGTTCAATATCACCAGATCCGCTAGTTTGTACAGCAACGTTTTGGTTGGAGTCTGCAGAAATTGTAATAGTACCTGAGTTATCGGATACAACCTGTTGTCCGTTAACATATAACGAACCAGGACCTACATAAATATCCCTCCATTGCTTTGTAGATGAACCCAAGTCGTAAGTAACATCTGCACTAGGCACAATACTTCCGTCTAAGGTTGTTAATAAAGATTTTACTCTAGCATCTGTGTAGTAGACGTTTGTTGAACCTTCTGATAAATCATCGGTGTCAAACGCCGACATATTAACTGCAATATCATCAGCATTAACAGTAATACCTGTTCCTGCTCCAATATTAAGTGTAACTTCTCCGGTTGTACCGCCTCCGGTTAAACCAGAGCCCGCAGCTACACTTTCAATATCACCTGCATCATTAGTAAAACTAATAACACCTGTGCTGCTATCATATGTTAAGTCTCCACTTACACTAATTGCTGATCTTGCTCTTGCTGTTGTATGGTAAAGATTACTAGAACCCTCAGAGAGATTATCTGTATCAATACCACTAGCGCCTGTCAGGTTAGAACCGTCTGCTAATGCTATCTCAAATCCCCCTTGGGTACTGCCATCATGAACTACTAAAGTATCTTTAGAAGTGTTGACGGTTACTTCACCTTCAGAGCCTGTAAACGACGCGTGTTCTGTTGTTGTACCACGTCTTAATTGTAATATTGTTGGCATTGTCTATTCTCCTAGTATGTTCCACCGTCAAGTGCATCAACCTGGGCCCCGGGTATTGTAGCGTTGCTAGGCAGATTATCTAAATCTGCTCTCAATATCTCGTGTCCCCCCTGTGTGCTACCGTCATGTAGTACCAAAGTATTTTTAGTGGTATTTACAGTAACTTCAGCCTGCGACCCTGTAAAGGAGGCATGTTGTGTTGTAGTACCACGTCTTAATTTTACTCTCGCTGCCATTAGGTTAACCCTCCGTAATCTACTGAGTTATAACCAATAACAGAATCTGTGATCGATCCATAATCTAAATCTGCTGTTTGAGTACAGCGAACAATTGCAGTTCCTGCGGATGTGGTTGTGTCGACGGTAAAGTTTCCGAATGTAGTATCCAAGAAAGATATGGTACTAACATCTGCTGATGTACTTCCGTCATTGACTGCTAACCCACCCCCAATAGCTTTTATATTATCGCTAGAATCTCTAACATACAGCTTTTTATCGGCTGTGTTAATAGCAAATTCGCCGACCTCTAGATCACTTGTAGTCGGAATCGAGCTTGCTGTCTCCGATCTCTTGGGCTTGATTACTATCGCCATTTAAATTCTCCTGTGTTTCTAAATATTGTGCTAACTGTAATTTTAATGACTCAATTTTTTTATCTGCCTGCTCTAATTCTCTGCTAAGTATAGCATTAGTATTTTCATAATGTTTTACTCTAGCTTCGTCTACAACAATCTCTGTTGGCTTTCCTTCAACCTTTGCCAAAAGATTTTTATTATCTTCTTTTAAACGCTCAACTTTTTCTAAAAGTTTCGCATTTTTTTCTTCCAAAACCCTTGTTGTATCTAGAAGACCTTCAATCTCATCTGAACCTTTTTTAGTAGAAACCTCTGTTTGTTCTTCAAAACTATTTCTAAGTTCAACAATGTAATTGTTAGCCTTTTCAAGTTCTACGCTTGCCTGTTTATACTTTGCCTCATGTAAAACAGATTCCATTGTTTTATCAGTTAACGCCTTTGATAAACTTTTAATATATTCATTAATTAAGGCATCATTTGTATTTTGTGCTTCCATTTTCACTCCAAAATGTAGGGGGGCTAAACCCCCCTTGTTAATTTAAATTAATAAGAACCACCATCTAAAGTAGATGCCCACTCAGGTGTTCCGTTATTAGAAACCAAGAACTGTCCATTGGCACCGGCTGCTGTAACTTGTAAAGCGCCTGTACCGTTACCGTATACGATACCGTTAGATGTAAACGAAGTAGCTCCTGTACCACCGTCTGCAACACCAATTGCTGCTGACAACCCAGAAACTGTACCGCCTGATAATGAACCAGTAACATTACCGGTTACATCACCTGTCAAGTCACCAGTAACATCACCCTCAATGTTTGCTACCATTGTAGCTACAGAGTAACCTGTTGCTGATGTGTCTACAGTTGTTGTAGGTGCAGATTGTGTGTCTTTAAACAGCTTCCACTTACCATCGTTAGCGTCTCTGAATAAACCTGCATAAAGGTCTTGAGAGCCTGAGGTGTCATATAAACCGAAGAAACCAATGTCTACTGCATCTGAGCTATTGTTGCCAGAAGCTAATTGGAACAAAGGATCGCTAACTGTTAAGTTTGTGGTGTCAACCTGTGTAGTAGTACCAGCTACTGTTAAGTTACCAGAAACTGTTAAGTTACCACCAATTGTTGGGTTAGTAACAAGACCAATTGCTACTTGGTTACCAGAAACAGTAACATCTGTTTCGTTAGATGTTCCTGCAAAAGTAAGAGTTTCACCACCGTTAACTGTATCAGTGTTTGAACCATCTGAAATATCAAATGATGTAGCAATTGCTGCTGTACTTGCTGATGTAATTCTACCTTGTGCGTCAACTGTAATAACAGGAATCGCTGTTGTAGAACCATAAGAAGTAGCAGTAACACCGGTAGCCGGCATGCTAATTTGTCCTGCCGACTTGCTAAGTGTAGAGTCTACTGAAATAGCACCTTGTGCTCTTGCATCTGTAAAGTAAAGGTTAGAAGAACCTTCGCCTAAATCATCGGTATCAAATGCTGACATATCAACGTTAAGTGTAACGTCTCCTGATGTGCCACCACCTGTTAAACCTGTACCTGCTACAACACTCTCAATGTCACCAGCGTCGTTTGTGAAGCTAATAACACCTGTTGAGGAGTCGTAACTTAAATCACCACCAACACTGATTGCACTTCTTGCTCTTGCATCTGTAAAGTAAAGGTTGGTTGAACCCTCACTAATGTCATCTGTGTCGTGGTTGCTTACATCACTAACCGTACCAGTTACATCACCGGTTAAGTCAGCAGTAATTGTGCCTGCTGTAAAGTTGCCTGAGGAATCCCTCTTAACAATAGCAGAGGCTGTGTTGGAGTTTGTAGCTCCATCAACAAGATCAGTGTAGTATTTACCACCTACTTTCTGAATAACCGCTGAGCCGTTTGAGTCCAAGGACTCAATGTACATAATAGCACTTGCACCGTCATTGGATGCATCTTGGCTATACGCTAATTCGGCTTCGGCTAAGTCACTTGTAGTAGGTGCGGCTACACCACTAGATCTTTTAATCTGAATAACTGTTGCCATTTATTTTTCTCCTAATTAAAAATTTTTATTTTAGCTAAAATAATATAATATAATTTAGTAAGTACCGCCATCCAATCTTGTTACCGTTGTTGCCAACTCACTAGCGGGTGCTGCCTCCCAGTTTCCTGTTGCTGCGTCATAAACCAATGTATAACCATCTTCTGCCCCAGCTGTATCTACACCATTTAAATTATCTAAGGTTGTAGCTGTGGTAACTTTAGACTTTGTTGTAACATTAGAAACTGTTCCACTTCTATTCGTTAAAGGTACTGTTACCTTAAATGTTGCCATTATCGTGTTACCTCCGGAGTTATGGTTATAATACCCTCTAAAACTCTAACCGTTTCACTATTTCCTTCAATCTCTATATCATACACATATCTTCCAGCCTTCAATTCGGAAGTTTGTGTAGCAGTTAATGAAATGGTTATTTCGCCTTCTAAATCTACTTTAGAGGTTGTAAAACTTGTATAAGTATTAGAGTAATAGCTTTTTCTAAGTTGAGCGCGTACTGTATAATTAGATAGATCTTTACCAGATCCATCGTCATTAGTTAGTCCTATTGTGAAATCGAAGGTAGTACCCTGATCTATAACAATGTTTTTTACGGTAGCCATCAACTTTTCCTATTACTTTTGTTATTTATAAGAAATTTTGATTACAATGAACACCATTTTAACATTAAAATACGGAAACAAATACACGTCGAATGACGTTAATTCTATTTATGAAAAAACAAGACCCCACAATTTTGTCTGTGTCACAGATAATCCTGAGGGTCTAGATCCAAATATACAAGTTATTCCTATAACTTGGGAAATAGAAGGACATTGGGAAAAGGTTAAGTTAATGCGTTATAATAATCTAGGCTCTGTATTGTACCTAGATTTAGATATTCGTATACAAAAAAATGTAGATAATTTTTTTAAAATGCTTGACAAAACCCCTATGATTTGTTATACTTATTGGAAACCTAATGATCTAGCGTTCATCAAATCTAAAGACTGGTCTTATAATTATTTAAGTAACTATAACTCTAGTGTCATGATGTGGCAAGATGCTACTCACATATATAATTATTGGAAGGAAAACTCCGACTATTATATGGTAAAATATGCAGGAGATGATAGATTTCTATTTCATGAGGGATTTACTTTTGAACACTTCCCAGAAGGAGAAGTATATTCCTTTTGGTTTGACGGCGGAAAGATAAAACCAAAGGCAACAATTGCTTTATTAAATGGACAAGAAAGTATAGAGGAAAATATAGCAAAGCATTATGATGAACTTTATTTGCATCAAATGGGGTGATAAATATTCTCCTGAATATGTAAACAACCTCAAAAACATGGTCGAAAAAAACTTTACACGGCCGTGTACATTCACCTGTTTCACAGACGATCCTGCAGGATTAGAATGTGAATATCTACCTATTCCAGATGTACAACCATTGCATCCTAAATACTGGTTTGGTAAAGATAACTATTGTTGGGATAGAGCTAAATTCTTTGTGTTTAATGCACACAATATTTTAGGTTATAAAGGCAAGTATTGCTATTTTGATTTAGATGTAATAATTCAAAACAATATAAACGACTTAGAAATATTGGCAAAAAAACCAAGACTTGTACATTCCAAATGGCAACCAGACGGACAACAACACGATAGATTTTTTATAGACATTCGTGGCACATATTATAATACAAGTATGATGTGCTGGGAATACAATCAATGTGAGCAAATATATTACGATGTTTTAGAGCATCAAGATGTTGTGTTCAAAACATTTTTTAAAGGATCAGATAACTACCATTATTGGAGACAGCGTAATTTCTGGGGCAACATTCCTTTTGATTGGGTATACTCTTATAACAGAGGAGCTCATTGGAAAGAGGATAACGACAAGTATAAATATAGAAAAGAATACAAAGTTTGTATTTTTAACACAGATTTAACACCCGATCCTGCAGCTAAGGATCAAATTAAGATTAGTGATTTACAAGATGAGAAACTTTTGAGGCATTGGCATGGAGCTAACTTTAATAGCAAATCTACTTGATACCAAGTATACCCAAGTCCAAGTAAATAATTTTTACACTCAAGCAAAAAACTTGATAAAGGATCCTTTTGAGTTTGTTGTCTTTACTACACAAGAAGAACTAGATGAAATGGTAGAGACAAACAAAATCAAAGGGTATGCCATGCCCTTTAAAATACATGTACCGAAATATGGACATGAATGGTTAGAGATAGATTTAATAAAACATACACCAAAATATGGCGTATCTTTATTTGTTACACCCAATATTCTTTTAAACAATCCAGAGAAAATCCTGGAGTATAAAACTGCTGGTATAGACAAGTGTATTATGCAAGACGGCAATGTTGCATACTTCGTTAACCATAACAAATTTGTTAGCAACGTTTTACAAAAATGGGAAAGAGAAGAAAACGATTTAACTTTTTATAATCACGAATTTAAACAAGAATTTCAAGTTAATGAAATGGATACTTTACCATTTCTAAATTCTAAAAATAAAGAATATCCTGTAAGTCTAGATGATCCTATAGTAGCTTTTCCTTTTTGGTATACACATAAAGTTGACAGCTATATAGAATCCTGTTATAATAGATCTACAGATTTATATCCATATCTACCGAGAGCACTTGAAATAGAAATATGTGGATTTACTGTAGAAGAAATAAAAAATATCTTTACTGAGGACTATACAAATTTAGCTAGAATGTCTAAAATAGTATTATCCAATGATGAAGAAGAACCTACTAATTGTAAAGACTTTTATGATAT